TAAAATAGATACCGCCGCCCAATTCAATGGCCGCGCCCTTGACAATTTTGATTCCAGTCCGCCCATTTCCACACTGAATATTAAAGTATCCACCCTTGATGGCTATGGCTGGCACGAAGTGATTCTCATCTCCAATCTGCACACCAATGTCACAGGCTTCGACATAAGGGCAGGTCAGCACCATGCCCGCCGAAAAATCAAGAAGCCCTACATTGCATCCTGAGAAATCGCAGGCATCAAAATGTAAGTTGTATGATGCGTCCGCCAAGACTCCAATTGTCCCGCCGGCAAACCGACAATGCCGAAATTCAGAATTGTGCATTGCCACAAGGGAACTGGTCGAGTAATTCGCTTTCGGATCAGCAAAGATGCAATTATCGGCCTGGAGCCACCAAGAATCTTGCGCCACCAAGCAGGATTTGCCTGTATCTGTTGAGCGAACATTTTCCAATATGGTTCTCGGCGCATTATTCAACACTAATCCATTGCCGTTGCTTGAAACCAAATGCAGGCCACGAATTTCAACGCCCTCACAGTCATGAATTGTTAATGTATCGCCTTCATCATCTAGTCTAATAGTCGGGCAACCATCTCCGCGCAAACGCACAAAGTTGCGCGCAATATTCAACCCAGTGTTTATTTGATAAGTGCCTTGCCGAAACCATGCCGCTGTGCCAGTTTCAGCAGAATAATCTATTGCCTGCTGCATGGTCAGTCCTGCCTCAATAAAATCTGCTACATTTACCAATCGCGCAGAGATTTCATTGTGTTCCGCAACGTGTCCAGTTCTGCCAACTACCCAGTCCCTATGCAGCATCGCCCATCTCGTCGCCCATCAAATCTGCGGGGCTGCCCCCGCCATTTAAGGGCCGCTGCGAACAAGCGCAGTAAGATAAGTTGAATTTTGTGCGGCATTGCCAGAAGCAAAATATGCATAACTCAGCGTCAGCATATTTGCAACTAGACTTGTTCTAACACTACTAGTCCAAAAGAAGTTGGCTGTGGACCAGCCAGGAAAGACAGCAGCATCAGGCGCATTGGACGGGGCTTCATTCCTCATTATTGAAATCAGGGTTACATAGTTAGGAACTCGCCAATCTGAATAGCCCGCCAACGTTGCCGCCGTCGCCGCCGCTGCATATCCAAAAATCGAGCGACACACCAACGAGATAGAACGCGCTCCTGCCGCCGCCTCAGCTATCAGCGTGTTATTGCATGTCCATAAAGTAATATCTAGATCGGCCCCATTTACCGTTATACTTGTGGCTCTATATCCCTGAAGATTATTGACAGCATTGGCGAAACCCGCACAATCTAGTACATCTCCCGCATGATAACGCTGCAACTCTGCCGCGCCGCCAACAACCCGCAGCGTGCTGGGCGGGATCATCTGCAAATCCGCCGCCGCTGGATGGAGGGTAAATGTCGTTGCGGCATCATACCAATTTAGTAGACCATTCGAGGTCGGGCCGACCCGTTCTGCGCTTGATGAATAGCGCGACCACATTATTCCCGTGCGGTTGTCTAGCACACAATTATTGCTATGTGCCGCCCGTTTGCAAATAGAGACATATGGGCCAGCGCCCTCGTTGACGATGGTGTTCTGAACTGTTGTGAAAGAACCAGCTACGCCACCCGCCAGTACATCGAAAACACCATCGTTCAATGCACTGCCACGGATGACAACCTTGTCCGTGTTCAGAAACGTGACGAGACCCGCGCCAGCATCATTGACTGTATTCGGTGCAACGAAACTGATGCCATTGTTGGCATAGTGTGGCACGTCTATATTGGATGTGCCTGCATATTGGCCTGCATTCAGCACCGTGTAGCTTTTTGATATGCCAGGCTCATAGTCGCCATCGTCGCCCACGTGGTAGCACGTGGTTTGCCCAGTCTTGAGCAGGAGGCCGCGCACGTACTCGACGAGGTTCGTCAGCCCGATGCGCTTGTTCGTTAGCCTCAAATCCATTTGGGTCGGCATAGCTACACCATCACCGCCACGATTCCGCATGTGCCAGGAGTGGCAACGGCCCCGATTTCGGCGCAGGCGATGCGGATTCGCTCGACTGTTCCAAGTATCTCGATTGGGCCATAGACGAATGTTTCAATGGCTGCTCCCGCCGTCGCTTGGTACGTTATGGCCTCCCGCTGAATCGCGCTCGCTACGTCCGCGCCGGCAGCCAAGACGCCCGCCTGATAAAGCGCAGTTCTGTACCAGTTCTCAAATACGAGTTGATCGGCGGAGAATGGAGAGATGTCAATGCGAAAGCCGAACGAGCCGCCTGCCCCACCTCGGATATACTGAAAGTACAAGGTTACATAGCTGAGGCTAGCCACGCTGAACGGGGTAGGCGCTGCATCGTATGCTCCGCCGCCAGGTAAGGCCGCGATGGCCCGCACCGTAATCGGATTGACTACTCCCCACACTTCGTTGAGTGGTTTTGGCATTCCCATGTTCACTCCCATGCGTTTTCGTTAAATAAAAAGAGCGGCCACCTGAACCTGATTCAGGGGCCGCTCTGATAGTGAGCCGATATTTAGTTGTATTAGTACAATAAAATTATGTGGGCGTCAATACTATTCTTCCGAGCCGCACATCAAGAAGTTCGCCTGGGCTGGCCTGAAACTTGTCTAAGACTTCAAGCCAGTCCTTGTGCCGCACAGGTTGGCACAAACCCAATCCATCAGACAAAAACAATTTGGCGATGCCATCAGTGTCAAGTCCCGCAACCAATCTTAATTCACAACCATTCTTGATAATTTTCACATGCCTACTTGCTCGCCGCGCATGAATTCATAAAGATAATGAAAATCTTTGATGTTCCATAGCCAGAAATAACCACAGCCCGGACAATACTTTGGGACAACACCCAAAAACAAGAACCATTTGCTACAGTGCGGGCATCTAATTGAATCATCCTGAGGTGTTCTCATTTTGCTTCCCACCTCGCCATTTTTCACATGCCTACTCGCTCGTTGCGCATGAACTCATAGGTGCGCAAGTTCCGCTGATAAAGGCAATACTCATTCAGTGCGGCGATAAAAGCATTGACGTTGGCGATTGCATTTCTAACCATTAGCGGGAACTCTTCGGACATCACTTTTATGGCTTGCCGCCAACATGTCATCGTCAACTCAAGCGGCGATAATTCATATCGCCAAGACCACTGAACATCGTGGTCAAGAATGTCAGCGCCGAACTCGTCATCGCTATTCACTTCTATCCCACCTTACCCACTTCGGCGCTTTAGTTCCGACAATCTTTGTGCCGGCGTCATTTCCTTCCAAGATAAGCATCCAGGTCCGACCTGTCTGAATCGCCTGCCGAACCGCCTCGATTATCGCGCACTCGGCGCGGGTAAGCGGCAGCAACTCAGCCTGAGTCAATTCTACACCCGAATATACCCTAATGTCAAGCGGCGCAGTCGTCGTGACATTTGGCGTCGTCATTGGTCAACTCATCTTGATTATGTAAAATTCCATCGCATAAACATGGGGATGCTCCCCATCCGAATCCGCAGGTTGGGCAATATACATTTTGTCCGCACTTATACGATAGCATAATGCGGGGTGACGGAATTTTGCTTAGACTAGTCCATGCAACTATGTGATTACACATTGGCGCAGTCGTTATGACGTTCGTCATCATTGACCTTGCATTCTTTAATAATGTAAATTCGCGGCACACAACGACACTTTGCCAAAGCGCGTGCTGTACTAGAAGATATAGTTACTAGTCCGTCATAATGAAGGATAAAAGGTTTTTCGCCATTTGGAATAAATCCGCCTTCCTGCCGTTTCTGTTGAATAGCACTAAGTCGCGGAACAAGTAGCAATCCAATCGCCGCCAATGCAGACTTGATGAAATTATGCCTTGTTATCATTTGTCCCGCCCGTTTCTTTACTATCTAACTGCTCCGCACAGTCATATCCGTCTTGGGTTATTTTCAATCCGATTGGCTTTCCGGTTTCGTCGCGTTCTGTGACTTCCAGCAATCCGAATTCTATTAAGGCTGCTAGGTCATCAAAATCCACTGGAATGATAGCCCCATTGCCAAGCGGGATACCAACCATCATTTCGCCTCTCCTCAATCTGGATCGTGCACTGGACAACCTGCCTCTGGCACAAATCCGTATGGATAAACCCAATCACAGTCATATCCGGCAGAACATTTGAAATACCTGTGTCTCCAATACCACAATGGCGCAAGTAATCGCGCCTTCGTCATGTTCAACCATAGTCCGATGTTCATGGCAACCTTGCATCAATCTCCGCGATTCGATAGCACAATGCGCCCGTCCCGTCCGCCAATCGTCCGCGCTTGAATGTCAGCATCACATCAGGATAGGTGCTCTGAAATGTCAAGTCTGCCGCCAAGTTCACTTCGCCCTGTTCCATCACTTTGCCATCTTTGTCCAGTATTCGCAGTGATTCGCGTCGGCGGCCCGTTTTCTTGCAGACCCAAATTACATGGTCGTGCGGCTGGCCGATGTAGAATGGCGACTTGTTCATTTTAGACTTGATGCTTCTGGAGCATTTGAAGGACGCAGTCTATTCCACAAAAATCACTGCCATATATTTTTGTGAAATCAATCCATTTCCCCGCCAATGAAACTTGCACCGTGATTTTTAGCCAACCATCCAAATCTTCATCTTCTTTCACTTGTCTCCCGCAACGATCACAGGTCAATAAGATTTTCTGTGTCATGTTCTCCCCTCTCATTCTCCGTTCCACAAATCCCCGCACGCCTCTGGCGCGACTTTGTTAGATTGGTAGACCCATTCATGTGGGCAATTTGGATGAAAATTGGTCGGATTTCTCACTGCCACATATGCAGGAACTTCACCGCGTCTTATCCATCCCTGACAGATTGGACATACCGCACTCTTCGGTTCTAAGTGCGCCCTCTTCAATAAACCCGTATTGTGCTCTTTGAAATGCCGCTGTGCTAACGAACTTGCCAATAACCGCGAGTGCTGCTTGATTTGTGAGTCTTTCGCCTCTTTGCGCTGAACCAGCCAATCCCGCAAATGCGCCGCATAGTAACTCTGATTCCCTCTCGGATTCGCCTGCCCGATTCGGATGATAGCTGCCGCCAAATCATAGTTGAATGTGTTGACGATGTTTGCTGCGTCCGTCCGCGCAAGTTGCCGCAATTGGTTCAGGATAGACGAGTTGGTCAGGTTGCCCCACTTAGCATAGCAGCCCACGCCATAGTTGAGCGTGGTCAGTTCACCGTTGAATGCCAGTCGCATCACATCGGTCAGTTCCGTTATCATGGGCTGCGCGTCCGCTGCATCCAGCCGACCATAACTCCACACGGTATATTGCACGGGCGTCATGCGCCCTGTCAGGCTATTCGGGTCGCGCGGCATTCTCGCTCTTTGCCTGCGCCAGATTGAATGTCGGCTCAGGAATCTCGGCAATGGCCTTGACCGCTTTGTCAATCCATGCCTGCGTCACTTTTCCAATTCTGCGCTGCGCTACTTTGTCAAGTCGCTTGCGGCGAACTGATTTAGATGGGATGGGCATGGCTTTCCTACTCAATTGACCCAAGTGAAACGCGACATATATGGTTGCAATGCCGCACGTTCATCCTTGAACAAGCCCGTGACAAATTCATCAAATGCCTTTCTGGATATTCGACTCGTTACAATGGCGTGGACAACTAGCGGCAATACATCGCTATCACTGCAAATTGATTGTGCCACCTCTATGGCAGGCCGAAATATCTTTGACTTATCACGCTCAAATTTCCATTCTCCAATCAGAACGTTATTATTATCATGCTCGCCATCTGAAACGAACAACTCAACCAATGGCGGCAATTGATTTGGATGCAATGCAATCTCTGTAAACTTGTCATCATGCTCGTCTCGCACAAATAATTGGATGGTGCGCGCATCCCACTGAATTGAGTTGATAGCATCGGTCAACTCGGATAGATTGAGATAGTTATCTGACATTTCAAAGAACTCGCTATTTCCCAATCTCTCAAAAGTAGAAATGTCACAAACCCTCAGAATGCTATTGAGTTCCGAGATATGCAATCCATCGTTGCAAATCAGCAGCGCATCAGTGTAACTGCTCATTTATTCCCCTCATTTCTATCAAGTTGGCTCTAGTGCTAGTGTGTTGACCGCCTCTGACCTATCATATGTCTGCCCACAACTCTCGCACACCACAACATCGCCATGCCCAGGATAAAACAGCGCCGTGTCATTTCCGCATAGCGGGCAGATAAGATTGACCTGCTGGGCCACATGACTCGCGCCGCTTTCCGCTGCCTGGATCGGCTGTGCTCCGAATGCCTGCGGCGACACTGCCACGATGTCCTCAATTCCAAGCGCGTCGAGCGCCAGCGCCCACACATCGCCCAAGATGGACGCAAGCGGCGCGCCCTCAACTTGGCTCTTTTCGATGGCCGCGATAGTCTGCATGATGAGTGGCGCGATGGCTGTCACGATGCCGCCGAGATCGGTTTGTACTAGTTTGTCGGTTGAGACCTCCGCCGTCTTGTCCTCAAATGTTTTGCCGTCGTATTTCTCCGCCATGCTCAGGACGATGATAACCAGCTTTCGCCACTGCGCCGCCCAGAATGTTTGATAGCGGCTGAACTGGCGAGACATCGGCTGCTCCATTGACTTGGCCGTCGCAAGTGCATTGGTATCGCCGACGCCGAGCCATTGTGGGTAAATTCCGACGCCCAAGCCGGCCATCCTCAGCAGTGCATCGCCGTCCTCTTTCGCGTCACTTGCACCAGTACCCATCGGCAGGCGGGTTAGATCTGCTGCTTCGTTTTGAATCCATGTCGAGCCAGCCGTCGGCGGTGGATTGGTATCGCATGAAGCATTTGGGTTAGTTTGGAATGCCGAGGCAAGCTGAGTGCGGAGTGCGCTCACGGCCCTTGAGCCACCCTTGACATTCAGTTTATGAACGAACATCGCAAAAGCGGCTGCTACAGTCGCCCTATCCTCGCGGAATTTCTTGTGGCTGCGAGACCACGGCGCGCCCGCCGTCATCAGCGGCCAGCCGCGCTTGCTGCCCTTGCGGTTGCGGGCAATGCGGAACATGATGACAACGGTGCCTGGCTTGGTCTCTTCTGCCTTCTTCGCGCCGACCGGCAATTTGGCCTTGTCGAGAACCTTGCCCGCGCTGAGGGTGCTCTCGTCTAAATTATCGCTCAACCATGCCTGCCAGTCGGCATAGTACAAAGTCTGCCCGACGCCCGCACTATCCGTCCATTCGCGCTTGTAGTATAGCGGCATACTCTCGTCATCGGGATTGTAGACGATTTCAGTGATCTGCTTCGTGCCAGGGTGCTCGGCATCGCCCAGCACGCGAATGGTCGCCTCGCCGTCCTGATCACTGCAATAGACAATCAGGAACAATTCGCCCTGAGAAAGCACCGTGTCAGACAGTTCGTGTATGGAGTCATCGCCCAGGACGGCAGCGTTGCGGTCAGCTTTCCAGAATTCATACCATACCTCTTTCGCCTTGTCGTCATTGGGCACGACCTTGACGCCGTTACCAAATCCGAAGTTTGTCCATAGGCCGTAACCGAACTCTGTGATGACATCGTAGCGGAACATTCGCAGCGATTCGTCTACGGCTCGGATGCGCTCGGCGTCCGAATAACCTATCGCACCCAGGCCGCCAATGATGTCGTACTGCATCTGTACGACCAAGTCACTCAGCATCCACGGGTCAATCTCTTTGAGTTGTGCAACAAGTTGTTCAGGCGGCATATGGTATGGGCCGACCTCATATGCCTCACGCAATAAAGCGAAGGATTGATTCATGCGGCGGATTTCGTCGCCCATGAGAAGTTGTGCGAATCGGCTACGTAATGACATTTGTTATCCTTGCTTACTTTTATTCAGTGTTTTTATATCGTTTGCAGTATCAAGCAGTAGTAGACAGACAATGACAAATGCAATGCCAAGCCCCAAAGCAAGACCAACGACAAACCCCCCCTCTTTTCCATTGTTACCAATCCGGCCCGATTTTCACGGGCGAATAAATAATCTCAGACTGCTCGACCTCGCCAGCCAGCAACCATAGTATAGCATAACGCAGAGCATCAAGACTATGGTCATTCTCTTTGACTGGCTCATCCTTGCCCGACTTCCAAATGTAACTCTCAAATTCGTTGACGACATTGACACAGGTCGGCTCAACCGTCAGGCGCGGTCGGCCATCGCCGCACACCTTTAGCGAGTTCTGCACCAGAGCGATCCCATCCTGCACCCTGCCCCGAATCGCCTCGGCGGGCAGCCCATTGTCACGCAAATCGGCAATCAGGCCCGCCGCGCTCGCATCAACCGCAACAATATGCGGCTGCCCATGCCGCCGCGCCATGTCTAGCGCGGCCTGAACCACTTCAGATTGCAACTTGCCGCGCTCATAGAACTCTTCCGCGATGTGAACGCGCAAATCGCCGTCAATGCCAATGGCTAGGACAACTGCCGGATTCGTGTATCCTTCGTCAACGCCGAACATCCAGGCGCGGAACTCTCGCGGGTCTCGATGCTGGACATGGATTTCGGCGTTGAACCCGTCATATACCAAGCCTTCAGCCGAATACCATTCACCTTCCAGCAGCCGTTTGCGCCGCGAACCAGTCAGCCGCTCTAGCGTTTCCATCGTCCGGTGGCCTTGCTCGGTCAGCACGCCAGAGCCATCAAATAATGCCGGATTGTCCTTATGGTATGACTGCAACAGAACCAGACTGCCAACTTTGGCGCGCTCTCGAATCCAATGCCGACTGCTTGATGGATTGCAATCGCCGCAGGTGAATGGATGCGCGATATTGCCGGCCCGACCTGTCGTGCGCGTCGTGATAGTCTCCCAGTCCTCTAGTTTCCCTTCTTCGGCTTGGTTGAAGAACACGAAGTCGCGTTCGCCAGAGAGCACCTTGCCTGGCTTGTCCATGCCACCGATCCATAAGCGCGCACCAGATGGGTAATCAAACCATTCTGGTTTCTCGCCACCATAGATCGCGATGCCATCGCTGGGCGAGATTATTTTCTTTTGAAAGGTCTGTAGTACCGTTCCGTAAACGTCTGCCAATTGCTTGCGAACTATCGCGCCCTGGGCTGGCTGTTTCATGCATATCTGGTGTATCCGCCATAGAACCGCAAAAGTCTTGCCAGTTTCACTAGGCCCGCTGATTATCCACTCTGGCACATCAAGCGATTGCAGTTCCTGTGCTGCGCCTCGAAACTCAAGCAGTCGCTTCTCCGTCTCCGCCTGCCCACCCGCGTTCAGCCGACGACGACGCTCAATCTCCGCCGCTGCCCGAAAGGATAACGGAACGCGGATCTTCGTCATTTCTAAGTCTTTCCAGTTGTTCAAGCGTCAATTTAGTCAAGTCAATGCTAAGCAGCCAACGGTCTATCGGCTCTGTGCGCTCCATGATCTCGCGGAACAGCGCGGGCGAGTCGGGCGCGTTCATATACGCCATGAACGCCACGAGCAGCTTGCGGTACTGCGTGATGCCGTGTTCTTTGCACCATTCGCGGGTGATACCAGCCTCGGCCAGCGTCGCCCAGTTGCTTTCCGTCAAGTCGAGCGAGCCAACCGCGTCAAGGATTTCGCGCCAGGAGTTGCCAGTGCCGCCAGCCGCATTGTGATTGCGGCGTTTCAATCCCTTTGCGCGTCCTTTTTGCAGATTTTCGAGTGATTTGGGATTGCTCCCGCGATTATCTTTTCCCATTGTTTACAATCGGCTGCATTACATAACAAAATAATTACACTTTGTTGACACTAGACCAGATCCGTGATATTATATCGGCAAACTCAACTATCACCCACATGCTCAGGCCATCAATTGGCGCGAATATGGTCGAGCTACTATTCAATTATTAGAGTCATTTGGCTATCGTCGCCAAACAAATCCTGATGCGGTCAAGTCGGCTAATTCGATTGACCGGCAATACTACATCAAGCGAGACTTGGCGGCATATCTGGAAAAGCCCTAGACCATCTGTCCAATATCACAGCACAATTCTCTGGCAAAATTTCTGCGCCGCAGTATTGACGATTCAAGTTTTGAGCCGAAATCAAAAAACTCCCACTGCCCGCAAATAAATCCCCCATAGTTTCACCTTCGCCACTATAAAGCGCAACGATATAATCAGTAAGCGGAATAGGTTTTTGATGCTTGTATTCACGCCCTGCTAAATGGTCTTGAATTTTGACAACTTGCGTCGGCCATTCATAATGTTCTATACCATACTTATCTAAAATTGATAGGCCCTGCGATTCATACCAATGGTGTTCACCGAACAATAGCACCATGCAGCATCCTGATACCGGATTATGCCCGCGCCCGCCAAAACGATTCATACCAGCATCCCAAATCCACCAATGCCAAAAGTCACCCCGAACAGCAAGCGGCATACATTTTTCAAGCCCCATCAAAATAGCAGTTTCCCAAATGGCCCAACTCACAGCGGTTTGTTGCTGGTCTGTTCCCCAATCAAATGGCGGATCAAATATAGCAAGATTACATTTTATCTTCGCCTCACTAGCAGGCCCACAATATAGAGTATGTTCGCCGAGTTTCCATGTCTGTCCCAGTGATGTTCGCCATTTCTCTTGCAGTTCCGCCGCCCTATCCATCTGCGGTTCCGCATCATGCGCCCCGTTCCCATTACCCCGCAGCAAATCCCGAAGCGCCTTCTCCTCCTGCGCAATCGCCGCCGCCACGGGGTCGTTTGCAAGAGCGGCGCGAAGTCGGTTGGCATCGTAGTCAAAAGCAGAAGTGTCCGCGACTAGATTGTCAAGCGCCGCGATTTGCCGCGCCTGTGGCGAGTCCGGCGCAACGTCCACGCGCTTCACGGCCACAAGCTCATCGCCCGTCGTCTCGACAATCTTGACCTTGCCGCCCATCGCCTCCCATTGCTCGGCCACGCCATTGCCGGCTAGGACATTCTCGCCAGAATCAAGCACAATGCTCCGCGCGGCTTTGGCTGCCTCAAGAGAAGCGCGAATGGCTTTCTTGTTGCGCTCCGAGTGCTTGCGAGCATTGTTTCTGTCAAGTTTTATGCCCATCGCCCTCAACCATCGTCATCTCGCCGCCCGCACCGAGCAGCGTGATTCGCGCCGAGTCGTCATCGCCCTGCGGTAACGGCCCCCATAGTTGCCATAGCAAACTATGCAGCCAAGTGACGAAGCGGCGCCAGTTCATCCTGCAATTCCTATAATATGCAACATGCCAGCGTCATTAAATTTCCACAATTGATATAGGATCGCTGCCAGTTGTCGGGCATCATTTACATCAATTGGAATTCCATAGAATCGTCCGCCATTAAGTTCATGTTGTGCTTGTTCATAAAGCGATTCAATTCTGTCATCAAATATTTTCTTGTGATAATCCGCAAGAATATTAACCGCATCTTTGTTCATATAATCAAGTTACCTCGTGTATTGTCCATTCGTCATGCCATGCGAACTGGCGCATATGAAATGTCATCCGCCGCCGCCGATTCCATCGTCATCACTTCCCAGCTCGCACGCCTTCAGCTTCGCCTCAAGCGTCGCAATTTGCGCGTTGGCCCGCTCCAATAGGCCCATCATATGGTCGCAACTCGCCTCAAGCGACATGATATATGAACGAATCAGATTCGCAGTGTCCGCAGACATCAACGACTCGACTTGAGTAAGTGCCTTGAATATATCTATGCGGCTAATGGTTGTGGGTCTGGCCATTTAAGCACCCGCCGCTGAATAAATCACCGCCCGCCACAGCGCATATTTTAGAGTCTTGCCATAGCGCGGACACAACCGAATCAAGTTGCCCTCGTCTGGACGCGGCCACGGATCCATGATGTCGGCATTCGCGTTGTTTTCGTCAATGGCGAGTAGGCGAACATAATGCTGGTCCACCTTGCGAGTTGCCAAGTCAATGTCAACTTTGACGATGATGTGATAACCGTTCCGCATAAACGAGCGCAGGAATGCAATTTCTTCATCGGTCGGATGCCCGACAGAGTATTCAATGTCATTGACAACTTTCGCGCCTAACTTTTCAATGCTGGCCCAAACAAACTCGTTGCCGCTGGCATAACCGCCATTTGCGACAAGCCAGTCATTGAATGCAGCGGGAGTCGTCTCATACCCGATGTCGCACAACATACTTGCAATGGACGTTATCAAGCAGCCAGCCAAGCCGATGGTTTGGTTTGACGTTCCCAACCGCGCGGCATACCAGCGCGGGTCACGCATCGAGAACGGCCTCGGCCTGATTGTTTGTGCTTCCCGCAAGACTCGTATCCATGCCTGTATTTCACTATGCAGATGACTCATAGTAGTCAAGGCATTTAATACTTGATTATTAAGGATTTCTGCATCATCTAATCCTACTGGCATTATTTACCTTTCAAAATACCTAGAAATTCCATGACATCATACTGAGAACGAAGCACAGGTATTCCAAGTTTCTCGGCTTCGTCAACTTCAATTTTCGCGCCCTTGCTGGCAATACTATTTTCAATCGCCCATACTGCATCACATCGGCGCAGAATTTCTATGTCGCCCCGAAGCCAAACATCATCAACAAGTCCATGCGCTCCGCCAAAGCCAGCCGTGTTTTTATGCGGACAAATCGCCACTCCGCCAAACTGCCATACAAATAGAGCGGCCCGCTCGGCCTCGCGTATGTTCATTCTGACATAAAATTCACCGCGTTCATCGCGGTATTTACCAGCGATATAAATGATTTTCATTCTAATCTGGCAATGCCGCCATCGTCTCTTGGCAAAGCAGACGAATGTCGGCAATCTGTTGCTTGGCATTCTGAAGCGCGGCAATCAAAGATTCGCGCGTGTCGTTGAGATGCGGCCCGCCAAACAGTGGAATACCCAGACAGATAACCACCATTTCATCAGCATCTTCTTTGCTGAGTTCTGACAGCCGCTTGAGTTCAATCTCAACAATGCTATCTACTTTGTCAAACAGTTCCCACCAACCTGCTTTGGTGGCCGCAAAAGCATCAGCAGTTGACATTCTTGCCTTCTTTCAAGAATTCGTAGAATGGCCTCGGCACAACTATGTCTAACTTTTCCGCCATTTCGTTTTTCAATGACACAATCAGTGCCGCTTGCTCTGGCCCCGCCAAATCTATATCAATGCAGGGCAGCATATGTGGATTCGTGGCAATTGCAATAAAGGTAGCCAGTCTATCCAACACAATAAAATCTGGATGGGATGGCAAGATGTGAAGGCACATTAAGCGCCTACCTTAAGCGACTTCCCGCTTGCTCAATCTTTCAAAAACAGAAAAATCGTCTAGCATAATATGCTTATTCAATTGCCCAATGAATGCGTCAGGCGAAATTCCTAAAGCATCAAGCCATTCCAAACCATCGCCATTCAACCAATGCCATGCATCAATAAAGCAAAAATGAACATCCTTACTACATTGACAACCACATGGCAATCCCCGCTTAACATCTTGTACGGCTACTAAAAGCGCAGCCGATATAAGACGATGAACGCCTCCTATATCAAGAGAACATTGAGAATTCTTCATATCAGCACAACTATCGGCATATTGCAAATGCTTTGAGCGAATCGCGGCAATTGCCCGACCACATTGACCGACCCGCCGCCAAAATCATAATCGCCCAATGTGAACCACGCCATACCCAGCACATAGGGATCACTCGCCAATTGCGCCAAATACCATTCCATGTCCGACCAGGGATTACGGCCCCTGTAGCCTTCGGGCCAGTAGCACTCCGTAATGGCAATGTACGGCATCGGATAGCCCAGTGCATCCATTCTCCGCTTGAACATCCGATACCGCAGCGCTGTCCCGTCCTGATACGCTTCTTGGAAAAGCCGCCTATCGCTGTTCACGCTTCCGTCATGCGTGGCAACGATGTGACCACGCTCGGCGGCGAACTTGAACGCCGGTGCGAGAATATCAACCTGCCACTCTTCGGGACAGCCAGACGAAAAGCCGCCAATCGCAATCTTGAATCCACAACTCGTAGCGTATTCCATGCACGCAATAAAGAAATCGCGTTGATTCTCAAACTGCAACTGCGTCGCCCCATTCGGCTCATTGGTGATTTCCAAGAAATCAGTAACACCCATGTCATACTGCCATCTATCCGTAAGCCTATCCATCCAGCTTTTTGCGATGGCTGGCACTTGCGACGGATTCCATTGCCAATCGCCGCTTGGATTATCCTCGTCCTCGTCAAGCGGCCTGCCGCGCCAAATCGTATATGTGTTGCGGCTGACTGACTTAGCCTCAAGTAGTGCCCCGCCATCAAAGAATGCCTTGATGAGTCCGACATCGCGCCCGCAATCGCGGCACTGCTGCAAGAATACGCCATAACCATTGTGGCTTCCGACAACCTCAACGTGCAAGCCCGCCATACTGCGCGGCCTCGGATATACGACAGGTGGCACGGGTGGCGGTGGCGGCGGTGGTGGCGGTGGTGGCGGTGGCGGCGGTGGCGGTAGGGGAGGAGGCCCTGGTTCTTCGCCTTCCAGCACCGTAATCCGCGCCTCGTGATTTGCTACCGCTGTATCAATCGCGTCCAGCCGAGCCAAAATCTCGCTCAGATCCGGCCCAGTCTGCTCGACAAATGGCCTGGACAAGTAGGCGTTCGATGTCTCGAAGCCAAACAGGTTGTCAACCATCACGAAGAATGTAGCGGTCTGCGATTGCGCGGCGAATTCAAGCAGCGGTAAGTCGTAAAACTCGTTGTAAATGTGTATGCCATAGGCCCACTGAACGGCGGCGTCAAACGGGTCAAGCCCGCCATATGGGTCAACACCAATGCGGAAGCGGTAATTTGCAATCTCATCGCCGACGCCCGTTCCCTCAAGCGCGTGGTATAGCCCAATGCCAACTGGATAACTGTAATGTGGGTCAGTCGTGTCCTCGGAACGCCGCGCCCAAGCATGGGCGCGCATTCCCGTAATGTATGTCTTTCCGACTTGCGTCGGAATAGTCTGCATCAGCCACCAGCATAATGTTCCCCACTGCTTGAATCCCGTCATGGCCTGGGCGGGCGGTTCGGTTCGTGGCGGGTCAAGATAAGGTAATATGGCGGCGATTTGAAGGATTTCGGGTTTTAGGCATTTCGCCATCCATGCTCGTGCTCGTGGCCCGCGTGGGTTGTATGTGCCATAAATGGATGCGCCGGATGGATCGCAGCGCCACAGGCTGCCATTGTCAATCCAGCCTACCCGCCAGTTGTTCGGGATGACGAGCGAAACCTGGCCCATTGGCTCGTATGTCCCATCGTTGAATAAGGGATTAGTTAGAAGATTCTCAGACATTTCCAATATTCCCCGCACGTATGGGAGAAACGCTAATATGTTTGAAACATGCGCATTGAATAGCCTTCATTTCTTGCCGCCCGCTTGATTGGCACGCCGCGATGCCGCCTCAATCGCCGCCTCAATCGCCTCGTCAATTTTCGCGCGAAAATCATCGCCGGAAAACACGGGCCACACCACGTGGCCGTCAGCCGTATCGTATCCAACCCACCGCGTCCAGTGCTGCCGCTGCAAAAAGTCCATGCGCGTTTTATCGGTTATATTCGGTTTCATTTGCTTGCCAAAATTCAGCCAACGGAATCCATAAAGTTTGCATCCAATAATAAGTAGGAACAACTGGCGTTCGTTTGCCGCCTACCCAACTATCATTCTCGATCACGCGACTCCATTTCTCATTTAGGTTTATAACATTGGCCGTTACCCAATGTTCAATTTTATTCTCTTTTGTTTCGCGCCCGCCAGCAAGATCATGATTATGAATGGTATACATCACGGTTTGCCGTGTTTCATTTGCAAACCAAATCAGAGCATTGAAACGATAAATCTCAAGCCCAAACATTCCATTATGAGTAGGATTCTTGTGCTTGATTTCGTGATGTTCGCCAGGATATGTCCATATAGTTATATCTGGCAAGGTATAATGATTCCATTTTGGATTGCGGCAATATGCCTGGGCTGATTGTTCGCGCCCTATTTGCGTTGGCGTAAATGCCTTCCCGACTTGTGCGGCCAAGACGCAGAACTGACGCTCCCAATATTGACCGAGTTTTCTATCGCCAGATAGATTCGTGCAATGTGGCCCATTTTGTACGGTTTGTCGCTCAGTCTGTTCAGTTATGATTCCCACTGATAAACCTTATTGCCCACCATCACTCTACCAAAATGAGTAAAGGTTTTGATAAACTTTTCAACGTTGTTGCCAAAGTAGAAAAATGCCGTGCCTTGCTTGCTCTGTCCATCATCAGTCCCATCCTCTAAAATGAATGATAGGCGATCACGCGCAAAACAAACAGCAGGTGCAATGTCCCAAAGTTCCTCGAACCATTTATAACCAAGCGCGGCCTTGACAAGAAGAACTGCCTGGGTAACTTTGCCAGATTCATAATTCTCAATTAATCGGCGTGACCAAATAGCTTGATTACTTTCGCCTTCTGTTTTCGAGTAAGGCGGATTGAGCCAAATTCTACCGCTCCAATCTTGGGTAAGTCCATCATCTTCTTTTGTGTAATATTTCTTTGCGCCGATGTTCTTTTGTGCCTCGCCACAACTCGCTGGGTCAAGGTCTATCTTGCCCATCACGGCCCGTGCAGCATCCGCGTATTCCTTTGGTGTGTAGTATTCTTTTGATTTGTGAGAGAACAGAGTTACATCAACATGATTTGGTGATGGCAAAAGTTTGTTACAAACGTCGCGCCAACTTATCCCTTCGGGCAAGGTAGATAGATCGGGATATTCGCGGGCGAATTTCATTGCTCGTTCTACAGTTCTCTCACTTCTATTAATAGATAGCGACACGCGTGTCGCTATCTTTGTTCCATAGACATTGGCCCGCTCAAAGTTGTCATATTCTGCCAAAATTCGCTTGCCGAGTGCATGATAACCAAAGACGAAATTCTTTTCTGTTCTTTCTACAATGTCCCAGCAATCCGCAATCAGTTCCTTGTACCATTGTTTTGATTCAATGCCTTCTGGTTCGCATACGGTTAATTCAGTTGATAAAGTCTGGTCGCTCATGTCGCCCTTTCGTTCACAGTTCGCACAATCTCACAGAAATCTTTGGCCGCCCTTCCCACTGAAATTCAATCTCTGCGACCACGTAACCAATCGGCGGCGCGTTCCCGCCCTTGCGTGCAATGTAACCATGCTTCCCAATCATCGGGAAGCATTCAATGCCCCAGGAAATACTTGATTGTTCGCACAAGTTATTGTCCAGCCCTTCGCGCGATTCTGGGAACGCGCCCGGCTTGTGCCCGTGTCCAATCGCCACGATGTCAGCCGCCTTGCGCATCATCAGGCGTTGCAGGCGAAGCGCATCCGCTCCACGCAATTCTCCGCTGCCATTGCCGTGTGTCAGGTACAGCGACAATGAGCTGCGCCACTTTCCAGGCCCATCAATGAAATGAATCTTGACCCACCCACCACAATCCGAGCCGCCCAAGTAATACGTCCCTAATCTCTCGGCTATAGTGGGCACTGGATTGTAGTTTGAGTAGCGCGCTGCGGTTTCCTCGTGATTACCGGAAATGAGACACAGCCATTTTCCGCGCGTCCGCTCGAACCGTTTGCAGAATCGCAACGATTGCTCATAGAATGGGTTGCCCAGAAGTTCGGGCGTGATAGGTTGTGAAAGTTCTTGCGGATCAAATCGCTTGTCGGTATAGGATATGGCTTCTATTAAGTCTCCCATGCCCACGGCAAGGCCGAACGGGTCTATCTCGATGACGCTGGCAAGTTTGTCTGCTGCCGATTCGTCGCAGGCGGCGGAGCCTTCGTGAACGTCTCCGACGAAATACAAGCGGAGAGTCTTGCCGTGCCATTCTTTGAGAAGCGCGCGGCGCTTTACCATTTTGATTAGCCATTCCTACGGCCTTTGCACAAACACGCCGATGATCGCGCTGGCAATCCCCGCTATAGT